TGCAGACATGGAAGTCAGGAGTTGGAACGACATTTTCCGGACTGTGGAGCTTAGTAGTAGGAGGACTGAACGGATTTTTGAGTGGACTGGTGAATTTCTTCACATCACTTTTACATGCATGTGGATTAGATTCATTTACAAACGGAGTGAAAAATACGTTTGAAGGAATCAAAAATGGAATTTCTACAAAAATTAATGCAGCTAGAGATACCGTAAAAAGTGCAATTGAAAAAATCAAGAGTTTCTTCAATTTCACATGGAAGCTGCCAGATTTAAAGCTGCCACATTTTTCTATCACTGGATCATTTTCTCTTGATCCGCCATCAGTTCCAAAGTTTGGAATTAACTGGTATGCAAAAGGAGTGATATTCAGACAAGCCACTATTTTACCGACTTACAGCGGGCTAAAAGGCATGGGAGAAGCTGGAGAGGAAGCGGTAGCACCAATCACACTATTAAGGTCATACGTAGAAGAATCCGTAGAAAACGCACTGGCGAGGCTGCAAAAAACAGAGACAGATCCGATTGACTATGACCGACTGGCTGATGCGATGGCAAGAAGAAAAGTAACTGTAGAATATAATGGAAGAGAATTTGGACGAATTATCGAGGAGGTCACAACATAATGATATGCTACGAAAATAGCAATGGAAAGAAAATAGAGTTAGACAAGTGGCCGGTTGTACTTGAGGACATTACGGACATATTCGGGAAAAGCTGGAGCTACGAGGCAAGTGAAAATAAATTGAGAAACAGGTCAAAACTCAATAAATTCTACAGGACCAGTGTGCAGAAAAAAATCACGCTTCAGATATTTTGTGATTCCGAAAGCGAATATTGCGAAATTGTAAATAACATCAGTGAAATTACAGATGAAGATATTCTAAGCAAGGCAGAGGGCAAGCTCTGGTATGGAGATTACTACCTGCCTTGCTATATTACAGGACTAGCTCCAAAAGATTACGATGACGTATTTTACACGATTGATATAGATGCAACATTAGTATCATTTTACCCATTTTGGATCAACAAGCATACATATGAATTCCATAGTTATAACCAAGTAACAACGAACAATAAAAGATACCCAGGAAGATACCCATATAGATACACTACCGGGCAGAATAGCAATTATTTCATCAATCCGCATTTTACGGATTCAAATTTTAGATTAATCATATACGGAAAAGTAACAAACCCACAGGTCTCGATTGGAGAAGCATCATACCGGGCGAACGTTATTTTAGAAGAGGGCGAACGACTTGAAATAGACAGTAGAACAGAGACTATAACAAAAATAATGAGAAATGGAGAAGAAGTAAATGCTTTCCATTCCAGAGAGAAGTCGCGCACCTTCTTTCAAAAAATAAAGCCTGGAAGAAATACAGTATCATGGCCGGGAGGATTCGATTTCGATTTGATTCTATTTGAAGAAAGGACAGAGCCAAAATGGATCACGTTAAAATCATAGTTACAAAACCGACCGGGGAAGAACAGGGAAATCTCACGGACAGTGCAAAAGTAGACATAGACATCGGGGACAAGTGCGACTTCGAAATTGAGATCGACAGCAGCGAATGGAATGAAGAAAGATACGGATACGGGTGCAGATTTTTTGTTCCAGATACGGAATACGGAGGAATCATAAAAGGAATCAAGTCGGCTTCCAAAACAGAAAAGCTTACACTCTCAGGATATACATGGAGAGGAATGCTGATCTATAAGATTGTGGAACCACCAGCTGGACAAGACCATCTAATATTATCCGGAGACATAAATGAGATAATCAAGCAGCTGGTTGGAGACAGTTTCGGAAGCCTGTTCGTAGTGGCCTCTTCTAAAACTGGAATAGAAGTAAGCAACTGGAAAGTAGACAGATACGTCACGTTGTACGACGCGATACAGAAACTACTGGACCAGTACGCTTACAGACTGAATATTAAGTATATTCAGCCAAGTGGACTGGACTATGGCTATGTAAAGTTGGAAGCTGTCCAAATAAAGGATTATTCGGAAGAGCTGGAATATAGCCAGGAAAGCAAAATAGATATCACAGTAGAAGACTACAGAGCGGGTGTGAACCATCTAGTATGTGTAGGAGAAGGAGAAAGCAAAGACAGAACAGTACTCCATCTGTACGCGCAAGAAGATGGCAGCATCGGAAAAAATCAGTATTACTACGGAGCTGACGAGATAGCTGCAGTCTATGACTATTCATCGGCGGATAGAGAAAAGCTCGAGGAAGGTGGAATAAAGCGTCTTCAAGAGCTTAAAAATCACAAAAAATGCGATATAAACATAGAAGACATTGATTTAGAACTTGGAGATATCGTAGCCGGATACGATGAAATCACGGATACAGAAGTAAAAAAACCAATTATCCAAAAGATATTTAAAGTAGAAAAAGGAGAGGCGACAGTGGACTACAAAATGAAAGGAGATGATTAAATGTCTGGATTAATACCAATCACAGTAAACACACCACCGGGAGAAGAAGCGCACATACACGCGGAAGATGACGCGTCTGTCTACCTGAGCCTTTTTGGCGGAGACGGAGTATCTACCAACGGACAGTCGTGCAAAGCCACAGTGCTGTCAAATAACAAGGTGAGAATCGCAGACGGGATAATCTGTGTAGGAGGACATTTTGCTCGTATCCCTTACGGGGATTACATTGATTGCGAAATTGACTCCGGCCAGAGCGGTAAGAACAGAAATGACATCATCGTAGCGAGAATCAAAACCACGGGAACTGGTGGTATCGATACATACACATGTGAAGTCAAGAAGGGCACGGCAGGAAGCACAGCAACGGATCCAGAGATTGTACAAGAAGACCTATACAAGGCGGG